ATCGATTTTGGCCTTCATATTATCGAGATCGCGCTGGTACTCGATTTCCAGCTTTTTGACCTGCTCCTCGACTCTCTCCACTGTAGAGAGCTGAATTTCCTCCTCCATCTGTTTGACGGCATCACGCAGATCCGTGGCCATTCTCTCTCGTTCTTTTACTTCCTTCTTTTTTGCATCAACGTTTCGTTCAGCAACATTCTTGGTGACCTTCGCAATCTCCTCTTCGATATTGATTTGAGACTGCATGGCAGGCATCACCTGCTTTTCCTGCGTGGCTGTTATGGCCTTTAGCCCTTCGACACCAGACTTTGAGAGGTTCTCCATGGAGGCGGCAGCCTGGCGCACCTGCGCAGCCATGCCCTCGAAGTTTTTCCCGACTTTTGGCAGCTTCTCCAACCATCCGAGCAGATCGGCGATCTTGTTCATCAGGTAGCCGATGGATTCACCCACAACGACCTTGAGTACCTGCGCAAAGCCGAGGAACATATCGATTACCGCCTGCAGCACGGGAATGAGGAAATTCTGGAGAACGGGAATGAGGAGATCTTTGATGGTGTTCCACAGCCGCTTGCACTGATTCTCGAAGCTCTCGCCACGCAAGGCAGCCTCACCCTGGTACTCGGCAGTCTGCTTCATCATCTCGGCGTAGCGGAAGGTTACCTTTTCGGTATCGGTCAGCTTTTCCCATAGGTTCTTGAGCTGGCCGTCGAAGGCCATGGTCTTCATGTAGGTATCGTTCAGCGTCAGCCCGAGGTATTCAGACGATTCAGCCTCCCCGCGCATCGCGGCTTCGAGCCTGGTCATCGTCGCTTCAAGATCGAGGCCTCGGGAGGCGGCAATATCTGTGGCCCGAGAAATCATGTTGATGTATTCCGCGCCTTCAATGCCGTAGCGTTTCATGCCGGAGGCAAATCTGGCCATGCTATCCATGACCTCATCGACGCTGAAGAGGTTTCTGGTCGCAGCAGAGATGTTCTTCGCTTCCCCGATCATCGCATCGGCGGTTGACCCGAAAATGGTGCCCATGTCTCGCACCGCCTTATCATGGGCATTGTAGATATCAATGACCTCCTTGAAGCTGTAGACCGCCGCAACGATTCCCATCCAACTGGTCTGGAATGCCTGCCAGGCCGAGGTGAGTGCCCCGGCCCCGGAGGTTCCCTTGCGGACAAAATTCTCCAGCTCGCCGCTGACGACTCTCAGAGACCCATCATCCTGAACCTTTACGACTATGGCGACTTCATTGCCGAGAGTTGTCATTGGTTTCCTTAGATTGCTTGTCCTTGAACTTCGCCTTGATCAGTGCCTGGTGGAACGTAACGAGTTTCCTCAGCATGTCCTCTCGGTTTGTAACCCGCCGGATATCGAACACAAACCGAATGGCTTCAAAATTCAACCTGATCCGCTTGGAGAACGGCTCTCCGACATGCTCGTTTTTGAGCAGGTCATAGATTTCGATAACATCAACATTGGTGGGGTTAAGCCGTGGTACTTTCGTACAGTCCTCGCAAGAAATGCTTACGCCACGCTGTTCGGCGATCAGTTCGCAATCATCGCAGGTGAGGCGATTATCATCGACGAGCCAGATGGCGTATCTCACGAGTTTTTTAAGTCGTCTTCCATCGCCTCCTCTTCCACAGTGCCGGTGATAAGCGTCATCTGCTTAATGAAGGTGGATATCTCAGGGCAATAGTCCATCACATACTTTCGATTCTCCGTGGTACAGGGAAACTCCTGGCCATTCTTGGTAAGCCCTCTCCAGTTTTCGATCATCCAATCATTGAGAAGCTCTTCCAGCTTGTCATCATCAACATCTTCCATCATCTGGTGCCGCTTCCACTTGCGCACCGTCGCCAGCTTCCGCAGCTCCCGCAGTTTCTTCGGTGCCAATGGTCGAAGACAAAATTCGATAGGACCCTTAAAGTGGTGCCAAACACCTTCACTGCCTGCTACGAATTTCCCAATATCCAATCCCGCTTCCATGAACTCTCCTATGGCTTAAGTGAATACAACGCTGATCTCATCATCACCCGAGGACCCAAGGGCCGCGCCAGAGATCTTCCACTTGACCTCGTCATTGCCGCCAGCATCGATTGGTGGAATGTTGAACTCGGCGTAGGGAAGATTGATGGTGCAGATCGAACCAGCCGTAGAACCGATAGTAAGCACGAGAGCTTTGGAGACGTACTGAAGCGCATCGCCGTAGTACCTCAGATAATCCTTATCCAAATACAGGTTCAGGTCGAAGGTCACGGCCCGGTCTCCCAAGCTATACCCGGCAGCGATGGTACGCCCGTACTCATCGGTCCTCAGCTTCATGTTATTGTTGAGCGTTACCGTGCCATCGACGATGTAGACCGTAACCCCGCCAATGGTGAAAGATCCGATGCAGCCGGGAACAGGTGATCCGGCGATAGTGGGTGTCAGCAGATAAGGAGTAACGGCAGCCGCATCAGCCTGTGCGCCAGCAACGCCTGGCGTAATGGTGAGCGTATCAGCTGAGATTCCAGTAATTTCATGTGGTCCGGCAGAAGTTCCAATCGAAATCCGGCCTCCGACTGCAAACTTCTTTCCTTCTCCCGCTGCCAGCGTCACCGAGGTGGCCAGGTTCACCAGTGCGCCACTGGTGACGCAGGACCCGGCATAAAATTCGTCAGCATATTCGCCGGAAAATTCCACCTCAGCCTTGCCAGTGCCGGAAACCTTAAATTGCGCTTGGTTGACGATGCAGCCTTTGAAGCCTCGCGCCATATGCGATAACTGCTGGTACATCGAGAGGCTATCGTGCAGGGTAACCCCGCTGGCAAGCGAATAGGTCTGCGAAACGCCAGGGGAGTTGGAGGATGATCCGAACACTGCCTTAAGCAGCACGTCCATGTCAGGCGCAGTCCCTGCGGCCCCTGATGGCACAAGGTATCCTCCGATTCTCCAATCACCGCTCTTCTTGCCGGAAATCCTCGTGAGTGCCGATCTGGACTGCCGCTTGTCGTCGCGGATATCCCGTGCCCGCTTCAGTGTAAATGCCGCGCTGCGATGAGCGAATGCATCCGTGGCAGCAGGCATAGCGAAGGCGCCGAATGTTGATTCAGCTTTCGCAAAGAGACGTTCTTCTCGCCCCAAGGGGATGGTATTGACAGCCATGGCTAGTCCTCCATCATCACAAAGGTTTCTATTTCGTCAGAATCACCCTGGCCGGTATCCTCTTCGCGGACTACCTGCCAGCCGAGCTCTCGTGCCTCATCGTTATCGAATTGCGCTGCGATGGCGTCAGGCACCTGTCGCACTACTCCTGAGTAGAAGTGGCCAACACCATCCATGAACTGCGTGGTCGGCCCATCGAATCGTAGCTTTGCCATGATATGCTCCTCAACTGACTGTTGGTTCCCATCCGTCTCCGAACATTCTCGGATAAGCAATGGCTAGCGCCATCCGGACCCCAAAAAGCGGGAAAGCCTCCCACAGCTCATAACGCTTTGTCCGAAAGAATAACCGTGGTGTAATTCCGTCAGCGATCTCCGTATAAATGTATTCAACCAGGCATTGGAGCTTCGCCGGTCCCCCGTACTCATGACTTACGGTACCGAGCGTCTCATGCGTCGCGCTGGTTTCCGTCGAATCAGAAATGCCAACATGGATCTCGACCTCGAATTCAAGATCTTCACCTTCCTCGCTTTCGTCCTCACTCACGGGAAGCACCGCAATGAATGGCGTTTGCAAGCTACCGGGAGATTCCGCGCCGGTTCCTCCAAAACGCACCAGAGGAACCTTACCGAAAGCGGCGTCGCAGTATGTTTTGATGTCGCTTGATGTGTAGATGGCGTCTCGCAGTGCTTTCGCTACCTGAATCAGATTCATTGGTCATCCTCGATGCGTCGTCTTCCCTTGCGGAGAAATGAAATCAGGTTTTGAAGGCATCATGCTGATCTGCTTATTCTGAAATGACTCGTTGAATCTGGCTTTGAAAATGCCGAGGAACTCCGATTCTCTCTTTCGCCGAACCGGATAGACCCAAGGACGAGGAGGACGCACAAGCGTGGTGGTTTCTCTTTTCAGCGGCAGCCCGAGGGCAAAAAACATGCGCCGCATTCTCGGACTAACCCTGATTGTCTCCGATGCGGTATGCCGCCGCAGAATGGCCCACACCTTTGACTCCGGCCACTTCCTGCTTTCCAGGAATCCGATGGCCACCTCCATGCGTTCCTTGTTCACTCGAAACATGGGCATACTCACCATGCGGGCAAATGGATTGTGCCGCTTTGATACGCGCCGAGGATAATACTCACCCTTCTTTCCCTTGACTCTTCCTCCGGCCCGTTTCCGCTTTGGTGAGTAGTAGATGCTGCTTTTTGCTAATGTGCCGGTATAAGGGCTGAGTGGCGGCCAACCAAAGTAACTTGCCTCATAGTATTGGCCCTGCTCTTTCAGTTCCCGCCGAATCCACCCACCAAGGTAGTACAGGCCTGATTCTTCGCACCGCGCAATGTGGGCTGACATCCTCTCCTCGAATTTGTCCAGATCGGTGTGAATCTCGGCAATCACCCTCATAGCGGCAAAACCCGGTGTTCATCTCTCGTGCAGATTAAAACGTGGTGCCTTGTTCCTCGTTGCACATCGCGCACAGTATAGGTGTCGGAACCGATAGTGATGGAGTCCCGGTTGACTACAGGCGATTCCACGTCAGCCAGGTCCACCACCACTGATATTTCAGCTCCTCGGAATCCCGCCTCGCTGATTTCCGATTCCATCGCATTGCGTTGGTAGAAGACATGTATGCTTTTCCCATTGCCTTCTGATGGTGTATAGGTCACCTCTGTCCCGTGGCGGCTTAGAGCTTTAGTCATATGCTGTGCAACGAGAGAATGGATATTCATATCGGTTACGCATCAGCCGGAAACGTCGTTGCAGCCAGGTTCTGAACCCAATACACGTAATCGGTGGCACCGATCTCGCAGTCCCATGCGATACGAGCCTGGAAGGCGATTCTTCGGCGCAGATAAGACTCGGTATCAGTTCCCAAGGTCACGTACTCGAAGCGGAGCTTCCATTTGCGGATAAACTGCCGCCTTGGTGCGCCACAGTACCAGGCACTCGTGGACAGGTCATCAAGCTTCGGTGAGGTCCACAGCTTTCCGTTTGGATTGAGATAGTACTTGCCCTCGGGGCCGTAGCTGGATTTCTCGTTCAGAACGCCAGGAACGTAAATGGAATTCAGAACCTGGAGGATCTTGTTTTCAATCGCGCACGGTGCCAGGATGACGACTTCGGACCATGGGATGTTTATTCGTTTACCGCGCATGTTCTTCATGGAAAGCAGCCGAATGCGGGCTGCTTCCAGATCCGTTTCATCGGCAAAGGCATTGTTCTGGACGCAGGTTCCGAGTGGTTCCCGCACTCCAGGAGTATTTGCCGTGGCGCTGAACAGTGCCGTGCCCGTCCCGTTCGGTCGATATACGAATGGTTCGGCAGGAGAGGCCTTAGACCCGTCGTAATCGGTAGCTCTCTTTAAGGTCTGCTCCTCAATCCAATCCGCAGCGATGATGCCTAGCCCGTTAATGCGGCTTACGATATCGCCAATCTCGTTCTCATCGATGAGGTTCTGGTGGATGGTGAGCATCCGGCCATTCTGGCGATGCCGGATCTCCACCTTTTCCTCATCAGCGGAGATTTCCGGAAAATCCTCGGTATCCTTCACCTCGTCGATATTTTTGTCGTGGTTGTGAATAGCCGATACGCTGGTAACCTTCTTGTTGTCATCCATTTCGGTTACCAGGTTCCCGCCGATAGCAGGATAATTGAGATAGGCATCATTCATCGTCTTGATGGTCATCGTGCCGGTAAGCACCGGAAAGGCAGAAGCATAAAGGGCACGAGTGGAACCGCCGACGTCCATGGTGATGGGCATCTGAATATCCGCCGTGTAGGCAAAGAACTGCTTGAGGTCGCGAATGGTGTGCCAGCCGATTTTGCCTGATTCCACAGCCTGCGCAAAGCGATTGTGGAAGGCGACGGGATCGGATTTCAGCGCATCACGCATCTCCCGAAAAGCAGGTTGGTTGTGTCCAACCTGAATACCAGAACTGAAAATCTGTCTCTCCATCGGTTATTCCTCCTTGGGGAAAATGGTATTAGCCCACTACGATTCAACCGTGATGTCAGCATCCGCGCCATTGATACTGGCGAAGCACAGCCAATCTGTCCCGTCCCATACGAGATGCATGAAGTCACCGATATCGGTCACACTCACCAGCTTTCCGGCAGCCTGAGCTGCGCCTTTGATGTAAACCTGGGCAGTGTCAGGCTTAGGATCGAAGCCAAGAACCTGATCAGCCATCGGCGCTATGTATACATGCCAGCCAACCGGCACCGTGCCGTTTGGTGCAGTCAGGGTGACAGCCCCTTGGGCGGCCTTGTTGGTGAAGATTCGCCCGTTATCCTCCAGCTTCAGCGTATAATCAGCCGTCTTTGCGATGGGGATCTTCAACGGAGCAGGCATCGCGATCTTGTTCCAGTAGGAGAATTCAGCATGGAACATCACCTGCGCATAAGACAGGTTGCGCAGCGTGGTGCCGAACTCAGGATAGTTCTCAAATCCGACGATAAACGCTACGGCGTTTCCGTCTGCGTCGTAGGTTAGCTTCTGAGAGTCAGAAGCCGTGAGCTTCAGCGCATCTCCAACGGCCGCCGCCCGTGCCGCATCGAGCTGGAACTCGAAGACATCGCCTGGCCGTGGAATGATGAAATCTATGTAGCGTTCGAGGTCTGCCGATTTCTGCTCCTCATACGAAATGGCAAAGGAATAGACAAAGTCCGCAATTGCATTGGCAGGAATGAAGTAGCCTGCGGTTTCATTATAGGTGCAGATTTCGCCTTTCTTGATGACTGCGGTTGCACCGGCTTGCACCTTGCCAGGCATGATAAGGGGTTGCGTGGCCCCGAAGATATTCTTTACCCATGGGGATTTATTGATAGCCATGTACTGTTCCTCCATATCACTATGGTTAATGACTCGTGCGTTACTTAATCACCATTACGCCAGGGGAGTTCACCATTCTGGCGAAAGCATCGTCACTCATCGAATCCAGCATCCGTTTTCCATCCGACACTGCGCTGGAGGTGCCGGTCCCATCACCAGCCGCGCCGGTTGCGGAGTTTGAGGCATCGGAAGAACTGGTGCGGGTATCAAGCAGATAGTTGATGATTTCCGCTTCGGTTCGCCCCTCGAAAATCATGTCGCACACCTTCACCTTGCTATCGGTGGAAATCGCGCCCGCGCGTCCGAGCAACTCTTGCGCCTTTTCCGCAGTAATGCGCATCTGTGGTTTCTGCTGCTCGGCCATAACTGACCGGAGTCCATCGGTGACGAGCTGCGCTATTTTCGCTTGGTCTTCTTTCCGCATTTCTTCGATAATTTGGCGCACCTTTGTTTCATCCATTTCCCTTGCCTCCTGTTGTGAGTGGTTGACCGATTCGATTTCAATTCCCTCAAGAGATCGTGCCGCCTCTCTGCCGATCCCTACATTTGGATCAGCAGGCACAGGAGTGCTGGAGATCTCACGAGGAGTCCATTTCGTTGCGATGTATATGGGAACGTCTTCGCGGCCAACGACTTCTCTCGATGCAAGCCAGTACGCTTCACCCGGTTCCAGCTTCCGGAAGCGTTCGACCGTATAGCCGCAGGAAACCCCGCGCAGGGACTTATTCTTGGTTCGGATCAGCGCGAGGTTACCTTCATCGGTGTCGTCATAGCCAATGGTGGCTGAACCTTTTCCTTCCTTGATTCCGGCATCGATGACTGGTCCGATGATTCTTTCCCGGTTGTGGTTAAAGAGATGAGAGCCGACAGATCGCAGCACACTGAGATCCATGTCCTCCTCACGGTGGGAGAGGATTTCAAAGCCAAACCATCGGCGCACTTCCGCCTCTTC